CAGAAGGACTTGCTAAACTTTTTGGCATCCCTGAGTTTCTGACATGGCGATATGTAAGATGGTTTCATAAACATAGTGGTAAAGTTTTGACCACTACAGACACAATGAAACGAGAATTGCTTGCCCACAATTTTGATGACAATATAGTTTCATGGACAAGAGGTGTAGATAGAGAAATATTCAATCCATCTCATAGAGTGGAAACAACTAGTAAGTATTTGTTATGTGTAAGTAGAGTTAGTAAAGAAAAGAATTTAGAAGACTTCTTCAAACTAGATTATCCTGGTTATTATAAGATTATGGTCGGTGATGGACCAATGCTTGAAACATACAAGAAACAATATCCAGATGTAATCTTTACAGGATTTAAAACTGGTGTGGATTTGGCTCGTTACTATGCAAATGCAGAAGTGTTTGTATTTCCTAGTAAATGGGAAACATTTGGTATTGTTATGATTGAATCAATGGCCTGTAGCACACCTGTTGCGGCATTTCCATGTGATGGACCAAAAGATGTTATTGAACAAGGTGTAACAGGATTTATGAATGAGAGTTTAAGTGATGCGATTGATGATTGTTTACAACTGAATAGAAACAGCATACATAAAGGTAGCTCGAAGTGGTCCTGGGATAACGCATGGCACACATTTAGAGATAATTTAATCAAATGATAACGCTAACTGAAAAAGCGTATGAAAAAGTTAAAAACCAACTTCAGAAACGTGGTAAAGGAGTTGGTATTCGACTTGGTGTAAAGACTACTGGATGTAGTGGGCTTGCATATACACTTGAATATGTTGATGTATATGATGATGAAGTTGGTGTAATTAATTATGCACAAAAAGATTTTGTGATTCTTGTCGATATAAAAAATGACATATATTTAAACGGACTAACTATGGATTGGGTTCGTAATGGACTCAATGAAGGATTCGATTTTAAAAACCCAAACGAACGTGACCGATGCGGTTGCGGAGAAAGTTTCAGAATATGATAACAATAACAGAATCAGCAAAAACAAAAATTCTAGACCTTCTTGCAGAAGAAGGCAATCCAAATTTATCATTAAGAACATTTGTTCAAGGTGGTGGTTGTAGTGGTATGAGTTATGGATTTACATTCGATGAAGTGATGAATGAAGATGATTTTGAAATACCTCTAGAGAAGTTTAAAGTGTTAGTAGATTCCATGAGTATGCAATACTTGACAGGTGCAACTGTGGATTACAAAGAAGATATTCAAGGTTCACAATTTGTTATAACAAATCCAAACGCACAATCATCGTGCGGGTGTGGAAGTAGTTTTTCAGTATGAAACCAATCATAGCATTATTTTTACATGATCCAGAATGTTCTTTAGATTGTGTAGATGCTATGATAAAAAGTTTGGCCGAGAAGTATGATGTAAAGACATTTAATGAGAAAGATATAGAAGATGTTAATTTTTTCAATAATGTTAATATTATTGCTTTTCCTGGTGGGATTGGCGATTCTGATTCGTTTTATAAGTTTTTTACTAGACGAACTGGAAACAGAATAGCAAAGTTTATTGAAGATGGTGGCCATTATCTTGGTATCTGCATGGGAGCATATTGGGCAGACCAATGGTATTTGGATATAATTGAAGATGTCCGTGCAGTACAATATATAAAAAGACCTAATGCTGATGTTCTTAGAAGTTATGGAACGATTGCTAAGGTTGAATGGAATGGTTGTAAAGAAGATATGTACTTCTATGATGGTTGTGCTTTGATAGGTGATGAGAGTACGTTTAAAACAGTTGCAAGATATGCCAATGGCGATCCAATGGCAATCATTAAGGGTAGAGTAGGCTTAATTGGTTGTCATCCTGAGGCGCCTCTATATTGGTATGAGAAACCTTGGCAATACATAAACAAATACTGGAACCAAGGAAGACACCATAAATTGTTATTAAATTTTGTTGATGAATTGATGGAGAAATAAATGATATTAGTAGCGACATGGGTTACTGTAGGTTTCTTTTCTGCAATTGGTTGGTATGGTGCTAATCATTATGTAATTGAACCCTATTTCCCACCACCTATAGAAAGAAAAAAAGATGAAAACCCTAAAACAACAGGAAACTGAAGCGATTCTAGCTTTATTCGAAGCCAATAAAGTGTTAGAATTACAATTAGATTTAGCTAAAAAAAGAATAGAAGAATTGGAAAAGGAAACACAGAATGTCGAACAAACAAAAATTATCGTTAACGGATGAAAGAACATATTTCAAACCGTTTAATTATCCATGGGCTTATGATGCATGGTTGAAACATGAACAGTCGCATTGGCTTCATACAGAAGTTCCAATGGCAGAAGATGTTAAAGATTGGAAAAAGAAACTATCAAATGAAGAAAAACAATTTCTCACTAATATATTTCGCTTCTTTACTCAAGGAGATATTGATGTGGCGGGTGGTTATGTTAATAATTATCTTCCTTATTTCCCGCAGCCAGAAATACGAATGATGTTAACTGGCTTTGCTGCTCGTGAAGCCTTACACATTGCTGCTTATTCACATTTGATTGAAACATTGGGTTTGCCTGAAACAACATACAACGAATTTATGGAGTATGCTGAGATGAAGGAGAAGCATGACTATGTTATGGACATTTCAAGCCAAAATACCACTAAAGAAAATACTGCCACACATATCGCTGTATTCTCCGCATTTACCGAAGGTATGCAGTTATTCTCCTCATTCATTATGTTGCTCAACTTCCCACGCACAGGAAAGATGAAAGGCATGGGTCAAATCGTTACATGGTCTATTGTTGATGAAACTCAACACGCCGAAGCAATGATTAAATTATTCAGAACATACATAGAAGAAAATAAAGAAATTTGGAATGATGAACTGAAATCTAGAATCTACACTATTGCTGAACGCATGGTACAACTTGAAGATAAGTTTATTGACCTTGCATTTTCAATGGGTGCTATGGAAGGCCTAAGTAGTGAAGATGTTAAAAAGTATATTCGTTATATTGCAGACAGAAGGTTGATTAGCCTTGGTTTGAAAGGTATCAATAAAGTAAAACGTAATCCTTTACCGTGGGTGGAGGAGATGATTAACGCTCCAACACATACAAATTTCTTTGAGAATAGAGCAACAGACTATGCCAAAGGTGCTTTATCAGGAAACTGGGGCGAGGTATGGGCACACTAAAGGAAAAAAATGACAAACAAATCCATGACAGGCGATTGTAGTAATTGCGAATCAACATATGACATAGAATTTATAGAAGAATTAGTTTCAGAAGAATTACCTGAATACTGTCCTTTCTGTGGTGAAATCATCGAAGAATTATCCGAAGACTATATAGAGGATGAAGATAATTCCGAAGATGAGGAAAAATGGGACTGACTTGGACATATAAAGACAAAGACTTTACAGAAGATTTAATTGGCGACAATTATGGATTCGTGTATGAGATAACCAATATTATCAACAACAAAAAATACATAGGTAAAAAATTATTCTATTCATCCAAAACTAAACAAGTTAAGGGTAAGAAGAAAAGATATAAAGCATTGAGTGATTGGCAAACTTACTATGGAAGTAGTGCCGAGCTAACTAAAGATGTGTTATCATTAGGCCACGAAAAGTTCGAAAGAAAAATAATTCATTTATGCCAATCAAAAGGTGAGTGTAGTTATTTGGAAGCTAAAGAACAATTTGCAAATTGTGTTATGGAAAGAGAAGACTACTACAACACTTGGATTATGGTTAGAGTAAGAAAATCACACATCAAGGATTACAATGCTAGACTACTTAAAGGAAATACGACAGGAACAGACCAAGCCGTTTGATTTTCTGACGTTCACTTCAGGTGATAATGGCAATTCAATGTGCATCTCTGGCAATGAATATGCAGAACCTGGCGAACCAGTTGGTTCACATCCGGTTGGCCAACAATACCATATTATACTATTCAAAGACCATCCGACAGATGTGGAAAAGTTTTATGATGTTGATACTTTTGATGCTATACTTGCCGATCCATGGGAATACATTTCTGGATTAATACCAGCAGGATTTTATGGTATAATTGCACGAAAAACTACCACTTCCGAGCCTATTGTGAAAAAACTGCTTGCCGACATTCAAAAAGTGTGTTAAGATAGAGTCTTTGAAACTATAGAAAGTTTGTTATGATTTTGGTAGACTTGAATCAGGTATTGTTGTCTGGCCTCATGGCTCAGATTGCAAACCAAAAAGGTGTGAAGCTGGAAGAAAACCTAGTACGACATATGATACTCAATATCATTCGTATGCACATTAGGAACTTTCGTAAGGACTATGGTGAGGTAATCCTCTGTTGCGACAATCGTAAATATTGGCGTAAAGAATTCTTCTCATTCTACAAAGCTAATCGTAAGAAGAACCGTGAAAAGTCCGATTTGGATTGGCACATGATTTTTGATATGCTTGCCAAATTCAAACTAGAACTCAAAGAAAACTTCCCATACAAAGTGGTAGATGTTGAGAGTGCTGAAGCCGATGATATCATTGGTACACTTGTACCTATCTATGCACCAACTGAAAAGATTTTGATTCTATCGAGTGATGGAGATTTTCTCCAACTACAGATGTATGGTGATAATGTCAAACAATACAACCCATCACAAAAGAAGTTTGTAACCTCTCCTAATCCAATCCTAGACCTCAAGGAGAAGATTATCCGTGGCGACAAAGGCGATGGCATTCCAAATATCTTCTCACCACCTGATTGTTTTGTCAATGATATGCGGCAAAAACCAATCACACAAAAAATAATCGATAAGTACCTGAATGAATCTCCAGACGCATGGGGTGATTCATCCGCACTTACTGGATTTTCACGAAATGAAACTCTTATTGATTGCGATTTATACCGTCTGAGGTCAAACAAAGAATTATAAATACATATGATAATTTAGTACCAGCATCGAAACACCAGATGTTGAATTACTTTATCGAACATAAACTTAAAAATCTAATGGAAGTGATTGAGGAATTCTAATGAAAAATATCTATGAAGTGTTTGATGAATTTGAACAAGCTAAGTCTAAGAAAGACAGAGTGGCCGTTATTGAAAAGAATCTTTCGAAGACTCTAGTTCAAGTTTTGGAGTATACTTTTCATCCATCTTATCAATGGAAAATAAAAGAAATGCCAGATAATTATAAAATTCCCGATACACCTCCTGGATTATCACGTTGTCAGTTATCGACTGAAATTAGAAAACTCTATCTCTTTCAAGATGGACATCCATCATCAGAAACACTATCACAAAGAAAACGTGATGAGCTGTTTATTCAATTAATCGAATCTCTCGAGCCCCGTGAAGCCGAAGTAGTTATCGGCATCTTCCAAAAAGACCAAGGAGTTAAAGGTCTGGATTATAAATTCGTAAAAGAGGCTTTCCCCGAACTCTTGCCTTAATACTCAATGGCACCTAAAGATAAAATAATAATTACTACAGGTGAATTTGATCCTTTAACATATGATGAATTACGTTATTTACAAAAGTGCCGCTCTAAGGGTAGTTGGTTAATCGTGGGTATACATTCAGACTGGTATATGCAATATGCCCGTGGTGGATTCATGCAGAATCATTTTGAACGAACTCAAATAGTTAGAAATTTAAAATGTGTTGATGAAGTATTTGAATTCAACGACCAAGATGGTACGATATGCCATTTACTTAAAATTTTAAAATTTTGTTATCCAAATGCAGATATGACTTACATATCTCAAGAGGATATGAATAGTATGCCTGAAACTAGGATTAAAGGCATTAAATTTGAAACGATGCGATAGGAGATTTAAAAGTGTCGAAGTTTGTTGGAAAGTTTAGAAATAAAAAAGATTATATGGATGAATATGAATTCTCAAAGAATGTTTTTCATAAAAAGAAAAAGAACGAGAATGGTGAGATTAAGAAATTGATACGGATGTGTCAAGATGAAGATTATCATTATGATGAGAGAAAGAAATATCGTAAACATTAACCATAAAAGGAAAATTTAATGGCCAGAACAACAGCTGCGAAAAAGGTAATTGACTTACACGAAGAACGTGAATCGAAACCAATTGCATCTAATCAACTTAGAATAAAATTAGATAATTTAAAAACGTTCCAACCATTAACAAGCAATCAAAAGAAATTCTTTGATGCCTATAAACAAGGCGACTATTTTATAGCATTACATGGCGTTGCTGGTACAGGTAAAACCTTTATTGCATTATACAAAGCAATAGAAGAAGTGTTAGATAAATCAAATCCATTCAATAAGATTATTGTTGTTCGTTCAGCAGTTCAATCCCGTGAAATTGGTCATCTTCCTGGTGATGTTGGTGAAAAGATGGAAATCTATGAACAACCATATCGTCAAATTTGCCATCAGTTGTTTGACCGTAAAGATGCTTGGGATAGATTAGAAGAACAAGGACACATTCAATTTATTTCTACATCTTTTATCCGTGGTATGTCGTTTGATAACGCAATCATCCTTGTTGATGAAATGCAAAATTTGAATTATGAAGAAATTGATACTGTTATGACCCGTGTTGGTCATATGTCAAAAATTATTTGGTGTGGTGATTATAGACAGACAGATTTAACCAAGAGAAGAACCGATGTTACTGGTATTCTAAAATTCTTTGATATTGCTCAACATATGAAGGCTTTTACAAGAGTTGAATTTACACCTGATGACATTGTTCGTTCATCATTGGTCAAAGATTATATTCTTGCCAAATTAAAATATGAAGATTTAATAGAAAAGTAAAAAAACACCACTTTTGGTGTCAACCTAAAATCATATCATGCGTTAAGCTTATGTGTGATTTTGATATAATGGAATAAGTATGTTTGATATTATAATGAAACCAAGTACAGTCCACGTGGATTGTTTTACTAATTTGGGTGTTGCATATAACTATGCAAAAATTGATTACGCAAGTAATTTTTATCCTGAATGGTGGAAAAAACTAAGTAAAGAAACTTTTCCTCCACCAAAAAGGGTTCCAGCACCCACAATGAAAACGTGTCAAGGTATTATTAATTTATATCAAAATAATTTAATTATGCCTATGTGGACCGATACAATCGTTCAAACCACAGAAAATAGCATAGATGTTCAATTTGCTGAACAATGGGTTTGGGACCAACATCCATATGAACAGAGAGAGGGATATTTAAAAGCTTATCATCACGCAAAGATACGTTCTCCTTGGTTATTTAAATCAAAAAAAGAAATATATTGGTCATTTCAAAAACCAATGTATAATTTTGATAATCCTTTAGAATATATTATTTTTGATGGAGTTGTGGACTTTAAATACCAATACACAACAAATATTAACATGGCTTTTAAGAAGTTGAACAAACAAACAAAAATTCCATTTAATCAACCTTTACTTTTAATGACTCCTCACACAGAAAAAAGATTAGTGTTTAAAAATCATTTTTTAAGTAAAGAAGAATTTTTAACTTTAGCTGAAGATGGTGGCGGTACTACCACATTTGTCAATAAGTACCTCACAAACAAAAAAATTAGACAATCTCAAGAAAAGAAGTGTCCATTTCACTTTTAAGGAAAAACGACACACCATAACCAACGGTGGTCGATTTTCGTTAAGCGGTTGATACTCCGATATCACCTGTTTTGTTGTTTTTATGCAACAACACCAAAATAACGCTTGACTTTTGACTGAAACTATGCGATAATGATATCTTATGAATGGAGATTCAATCAATGATAGTTTATGGTCATATTCCAAAATCCAAAAAACGTAAAGTTCCAAAAGCTTTGAAAAAAGAGCACGATGAGTGGTTAGCTTCTGTTCAGAAAATGACCACCAACTTTGGAAAAACTAAATCCACTTATATTCCTAAAAGTATTCCATCACCTAAGGTGCCGGTTGGTCGTGAAACGCCATATTACGCTTCCTTGGATACTGGTTTTACAGGAACTTTGACAAAAGTTGGGATTATGAAGGATTATCATAAAATGTCAAAAGAAGATAGAGCAAAAGTTGATGAAATTAACGCTTGTGTTGCTCCTTTACACAAAAGCAATTATGTGTATGTTTCTCCAGGTATGAATCCTGCCGGATTTGGCAGAAAAAATGAAGTTCTTTGAAAGGAATATTAAATAATGTATGCGCCACACGAAGAAACGCAAATTTTGCGTGGAATTGATGAAATTATGTTCAATTTACGTCATGTACCAGTTGATGATGTAGCACATTTTCTTGTAAAATTCAATCCGAAACTTGCAGAAGAGCTTGCAACAGCGATTTCTTTTCAAATTTTCGATAAAAACGAAGGGAAAAATCATGAGTAATAGCAATAAAGAAGAAAATTACTATCTTTGGCTCGATGCTAAGGCGGATGACGAAGAAATTCCTGCTTGGAAACGATTAGACATTGTAACTCGTAAATGGGCAGCTTTAACAGGAATGGAAAAAGACCTTTCTGACTACGCAAAAATGAAAGAAATGTATCAATGAGTCGTAATTTGAGAAAAACAACTTATTCCTCAATTATTGAAGATGCTGGTGATGGAAGCGGAGATGCAATTTTAACTATTCCTCCAGAAATCTTAGAACAGACACAATGGAAAGAAGGAACAATTTTAAATGTTTCCGTGGATGACATGGGAAGAATCCTACTTAAAGAGGTTGGCAAACCTCCTGTTGTTGCATAAAAACAACAACTTAAAAATAACGCTTGACTATATTATGGAAGTGTGAGATAATACTAGTATTAACTCGGAGAAAACATGGAACTCATTCAAACTAAGTCTTTACTTGCCAAACTAATGGCAACTGAAAATCTAATTGTTGAGCAACGCAAAGTTGCCACAGCATCCTTTGATGTTGCAAAGCGTGTATTGACTGTACCTGTATTAGATAGAAATCTATCGCCGTATCTTTATGATATGTTTATGGGACATGAGGTTGGCCACGCATTGGAAACTCCCGAATCAGGTATGAAAAAGGCATTTGAGATGAAAATTCCTATGTCGATTATGAACGTACTTGAAGATGTTCGTATTGAACGAAAAATCAAAAACAAATATCCAGGTCTCCGCATATCCTTTGTCAAAGGTTATCGTGAACTAATTGAAAAAGATTTCTTTGGTACAAATGGAGCAGACTTTAATGATATGAATTTTCTTGACCGACTAAACCTCTATGCAAAAGGTGGTGCTGCTCAAGGTATAAAATTTACAGACGAAGAAAAAGTAATTCTACTTAAAACTGAAAAAACTGAAACTTATGACGATGTTATTAAACTCGCTCAAGAAGTTATGAAATATTTGAAAAAAGAAGAAGAACAGAAAAAAGAAAAGCGTGGCGTTGGATTTGAAGAAGAAGATGAAGAAGACGGTGATGATGGTGATGATGACTGGTCTTCCTTTGATGATGAATATGACCGTGATGATGAATGGGACGATACAGATGATGAAGATGGTTCATCTGATAGTTTTGATGAACCTGGTCAAAAAGAAAAAAATAATGATGATTTGAAGAATAAAGGTTCTACTCCTTCTGAAGGAACAAAATCTGAAGAAGACATTTTCAAATCACATACTGATGACAACTATCGCAAAAATGAATCCAAACTTTTTGCTTCAGAACCAGGTTCTTACTATTACGGCAATATTCCTAATGTGGATATTAATCGTATGGTTATATCACATAAAGCTCTTTGGAAACGATATCGTAGTGATGTAATGGAACATTTCTCACATTGTGAAGTTCCATCATCAAAAGGTATCGATACTGAAAGCTTTCTAAAAACTCGTAATGATGCTAAGAAAGTTGTTGGTTATTTGGCCAAAGAATTCGAATTGCGTAAAAATGCCGACCAGCTAAAACGTGCATCCGAATCAAAGACTGGTGAATTGAATATGAGTAAAATATTCTCATATAAATTTTCTGAAGATATCTTTAAAAAGATGACGATTATTCCTGATGGAAAATCTCATGGTTTGGTTATGTTCATTGATTGGTCTGGTTCAATGTTTGACAACCTGGAAAACACCATCAAACAATTGATTAACTTGGTTATGTTCTGTAAAAAAGTAAATATTCCATACGATGTTTATGCTTTCACTTCAGACTATGACGAAGTTGCTGGTCCTGGTTACCGTGTTGCCGAAAAAGAAGGCGATATCTACATGGGTAAACTATATTTGTTGAACTTGTTCTCAAGTAAAATGAGTGCCAGTGAATTCACTTATGCCGGTTCTGCATTGGTGCAAATGTCCTCATATCGTAGAGGTTATCGTCCTAGTTGGTTCAACTTGGGTGGCACACCTTTGAATGAAACTATTATTGCTGCTATGAAGGTTGTGCCTGAATTCCAGAAACAATATAAATTGCAAATTGTAAATACTGTTTTCCTTACTGATGGTGATGGTCATAATTTGAATCAAGTATATTACAAAGATGAACTTGACCGTACACACACAGGACAAACAAATGATTACAATGACGATGGTTATTCACGTTTTACTAATAGAAAATTTGTGATGGTTGATCCAGTATCAAAACACCAAGAATTTTGTGATAATGCAATGGGTCGTACTTTGACTTCACACTATATCAAAATGTTAAAACGCAAAACTGGTTGCAACATTGTTGGTTTCTATGTTTTGTCTGGTCGTGAGTTTGGCAGAGAAGCAAGAAACTTTTTCCCTGTAATGTCCGATTTCTTTGCATTGAAAGCGAAATTCCGTAAAGAAAAATGTATGGTCGTTAAATCAGCTGGTTACGATGAATATTATTTGCTCCGTGCGGATGGCCTAGATACTGATGAAGATGTAGGTTTTGAAGTTAAAGAAAATGCCACAACCCGTGGCCTTGTATCTGCCTTCAGTAAATATGCAGGCAATCGTTTAAATAACCGTGTAGTATTAAACCGTTTTGTGGAGATGATAGCATGAAAGATGTAGCAACATTTGTAGGTAATAGTGGCGACATTGTGGCCATAATTTATGAAGGCGATGGATTCTATAAAGTGAATTATGGATCCGTATTAAAGAGTGATGGTAAACCTGGAATTCCTCTAATGAGTCAGATTTTTAAGACTGAGAGTGATGCAACAAAATTTGCTGCAGAATACACAAACAAAGGAAACAGTCCCGTATTTTTGAATGAGTGATGTATGAAAAAAAATGATGAAATCCTTTTGATTGCACAAGAAGAATGTGCAGAAGTAACACAAGCAATTAGTAAAGTATTCCGTTTTGGTATGGATGCAGAACATAATGGTGCAACAAACAAACAAAGATTGACCGAAGAACTCGGTGACCTGCATTGTATGATTGAACTATTGATTGAATCCAATATTATTGACCGAAATGAGTTGCTTGAAGCATCTGCTAACAAACGTGAAAAACTATTTGTTTGGTCTAATATTTTTAAAGAGGAAACAGAACCCGATATTCGGGTTAGGTGTGCCACATATCCTGCCTGTATTATCAATTCTCTTGGTAATCTTACTGTTAGAAAATTGGAGTCTGACGAATACTAATGGATATAAATGAATTACTCAGTAGATTACATTCGATCCGGTGTTACACATTTCATGGTAGCACCGCAAGACGAATGTTGACTGAATTGATTGTGCAATTAAGTAATGGCCAAAAACAATGATTAATTATTATTTTCCCACAGCGGTATTTTCTGAAATGAATATACCTTTGGCTGAGGCTATGTTACCGGTTGCACGAAAATATCTGGATAATAAAGATTATGTTAGTAACAAATGGGGTTACAAGAACACTTTTGATAAATCTTGGAAATTGGCTGAACAACCTGATATCAAACCATACAATGATTATGTAACGGAAAAAGGTAAACAATTTTTAGATGAGATAGGTTATAATTCAAATGCTTTTGTTGAATGGCATAACATGGTTTTTGTAAGTGAGATATTTAAAAACAATAATCATGAAAGACATTCACATCCTGATTGCACAATATCTGGACTTTTGTACTTACAAGTTCCAGAAAATTCTGCACCGCTTATCTTTTTAGATCCTAGGCCGCACAGAGATTTTGTAGCTATGCCTAAATCATTACACAATACGGCCGCAAACAGAGAGAAAATAGTTATTATTCCACGAAAAGGATTATTCTTAGCATGGGAAGCTTGGTTGCCTCATGCCATACCAAAATCAAATAATGAAGGTGAAGGAAGAATTACTATGGTTTTTAATTTAAAAGGTATTCAAAAATGAATGAACATATTGATAAAATTAATGAAATGTTATCGAAGACTGGTAAACGAAGACAGTCTTTTGAAATGATGATTAGTCATATTTTGGCCATTGCCACGATTGACCGGCCATTAATTGTTGAAACTGGTTGTGCTCGACAAGAGAACAACTATGAAGGTGATGGTATGTCTACACTCATCTTCAACGAACTATCTAAAATCAAAGGTGAATTCTGGTCTGTAGATATCAATCCAGATAATATCGAATTTGCCAAAAAGAATTGTGATAATGCTAATCTAGTTTGTTCCGATTCTATTGCATTTTTATATCAGAAGAATAAAGAATGGTTACAAACAGGTCGTAAGATTGATTTGTTGTATCTAGATTCTTATGACTTTGACATGAGTAATCCGCATCCGTCTTCCTTACACCACATCCTAGAATTGACTGCAATCATGCCATCACTTAGAAAAGGCACGATGATTTGTGTTGATGATAATTTTGGCGACATTGGTAAAGGTGGATATGTTAACCAGTTTATGCTTGCTTTAGGGAAAGAAAAAGTGTATAATGGTTATCAATGGATATGGATTCTATGATAAAAGATTTAAAACTAATCGCTGACGAAGTAAATGGTATGTACTACTATGTACATGAGTTAGACCATTCTGTTCGTTTGTCGCCTAGTTTTGATTATCTTGAAGATGCAGAACAATGGAAGAATCGTACAACAGAAATATTTGACAACTTGGTAAAGGATGATAATAATGAGTAAACAACCTTGGCGTGAAAACGATTATGAACGAATCATCGAAGTCTTAGAAAGAGAACGAGAAATTCTCCTTAACGATTTCTACAAACCGCAAACCGAAGGTACTGGCCATTTCAACACGGCCGCATCGGTACTAGAGATGCGTATCAACTCATACAAAGCGAAACTTGCGGTAGACTCCCTCAGATAAGCTAAGATTTTTTCAACGATTTTCCGGCGCTTCCAAGGAGTTTCATTATGTTAGACCAGAATATTTGGCCAGAGCAACCAAGAGCCAGTTACAATTCCAACCAATTAGAATTCAAATTTTTCTGGCCACTCACAGAGCAGATTCCGTTAGACTTGGATTTTACTGGTTGTGAGAAAGAAAAGATTTACAGTTATGGTACAGTAGTTGGTGTTGGCAATGGTGGTACCGGTTATACGCTGAACGCTGCCAATTGGACTACTACAAGTATTTCGGCAGCCAATCTAACGCTTGACGTAGATACAACGACAATTAAAACATCAGGTAGACCGCCCCTGATTCGCAGGTGGTTATATAAACTTTTAGGTTTAAAATGGGAGAGTAAATGATGGATATCGAACAGATGGCATATTTTTTATCAGGTTCAATTTTATTGATGCTGGGTTTCATTGTAGTCGCCATGGGTGTTGTAGCAATCAACAATATCTTTGCAGCGTACTGGCAACCGGTCAAGTTATTCACACCGGACAGTTGGAAAGGATTCTATCCACCCGAACGATTTGAAGAAGCCAACACACCGCCTCCTAATGTGGTAACTATTAAGTCTACTAAAGACAAGGTAGAACCTAAATGAAAATACTTGATAACCAACTAGAACACAGTAGACTAATCAACAATCCGATATATCGTCTGACGGGTTGTATGGACACGACAAGGTTTTTCTCTAACCTTGCCTCTGCCTGTGTGAAGTTTGGTTATCATGTAGAAGATAGAATCTTTGAACATATAGAAAACGTCAATCTACCTAAGTTAGATTTCATTGGCCAGTCCACTCTGTTTGGCAATGTAGAGAGATATATTCTAATCAAACCTAAGTTCGGTTCAGAAATACCAGATGTGGTATTAGTAAATGATAATGTAATTAATGTATATGAAATAAAAGT